TTTTAGAGTGTTTTCCTGCTTTCTGTTTTTCAACAACTTTTGGGGCTTCCGAAACTTGATCGAGCTTGACGATTTTTATCTTGTCCATTCTTATTAGAAAACGAATAAATGTATTTACTTGTAGATTCCCTCAAATAGATACTATGGATTGGAAAGCCGTTTCCTCGTATTTTAAAAAAGATGGGGTTTCTAAATTAGTAGATCATCAAATAGAATCATTCGAAGATTTCATTAATAATAAAATTCCATTGATTGTATCATCTACAACCCCAATTGTAGTTTGGCATGAACAAGACGAAGCTACTAAGAAATACAAGTATGAGTTTCGGCTATCTTTTGAAAATGTTACATATATGAAACCTCGAATTCAAGAAGCTACTGGACGTATTAAACCAATGTTTCCGCAAGATGCACGTACTCGAAATTTCACATATAACGCCCAAATGTTTTCGGACATTCGATTTACTGCCCGAACCTACAAGGCTCCTACATTCAAAGAATTTGACGAAGAAGTTAAAGTATTCGAAGGAGTTTCTCTAGGTAAAATCCCTGTTATGCTTGGATCTTCTCTTTGCATTATGAAAGACTTTCCCCTATCGAAAGAAGAAATTGGAGAGTGCCCTTATGACCCTTTCGGATACTTCTTAATTCACGGAAGTGAGCGAACTATCCTGAGCCAAGAGAAAGTAGCAGATAACCAGATTATGATTTTCCATACCAAGAAGATGACCAAGTACGCATTTTCTGCAGAAATGAAGTCTCTACATGAATCATTCACTACTCCTCCGAAGAAAGTAGAAGTTCGCATAATGACAAAATTTAACGGTCTTGGATACCCTTTATGTGTATGTATTCCGAGGTTTGTTGAAGATATTCCTCTTGTAGTAATTTTCAGAGCTTTTGGAATTGATAATGATCGTGATATTTCTAAACTTATTTGGGGATCAGAAGATCATCCTTATGTAGAAAAATTGGCAGCATCTTTCAAGGAGTGTGCAGATGCAAAAGTGTATTCACGTGAAGAGGCAATAACCTTTCTGACTCATCGATTCCAATACTCAACGACTCTTGAAGATAAATCTGCATATGCGCGAACTCTTCTTGATACTGAATTTCTTCCTCATGTAAAGTTCGGAGGAGAGGTAATTCCGCAGAAAACTTTTGAGGCACGTAAGATTGTTCTACTGTGTTCAATTATTAGACGTCTACTTCTTACTGAAATGGGAATTATGGAAATAGATGATCGCGATTCATATCCAAATAAGCGGGTAGTAAGTACAGGCGCTCTTCTCACCCATTTATTTCGCCAGCTATTCCAGAAAGTTGGAAAAGATATTCGAAGCAAGTTTGTACATGAAGTTAATAATGATAATTGGAAGAAGAAAGAGCGTCCTCTTGATGTATTGAACGTAAATAACCTTTACAAGATTTTGAAAGTTTCAACAATTGAAGGTAAACTGAAACAGGCATTGGCTACGGGTAATTTTGCAGTACAGGGATTAGGCACAACATCTTCTGCAAGTAATGCTACAAAAGTTGGCGTTTCACAAGTTCTGAATCGTCTGTCGTATTCTGCAACAATAAGCCACTTGCGCCGAATCCAGACTCCAGTCGAGAAATCAGGTAAGCTTCTGGCTCCTCGCAAACTTCACGGAACTTCGTGGGGATTCATGTGTCCCGTAGAAACGCCAGAAGGCCATTCAGTAGGTATTGTAAAGTCATTATCTATGCTTACGGCTGTAACTCAGCATATTCCATCGATAACAATTATCTCATTTCTCAAAGAATTGGATGGAATTTACTGGATTAATGATCACCGACCCTTTTCAGATACAGGAATTGTTGTCAATGGAGTAATTATTGGATTTACAAAAACCCCCCTGCAAATTTATCACAAACTTAAACAGGCCAAATATTCGATGAGATTCCATCCTTACACTGGCGTATGCTGGAAGATTGAATCAAATGTAATAAATATCGATACTGATGGAGGACGAGTCGTTAGACCCGTGTTTCGAGTAATTGATGGACGCATTCCAGATATCCCTGCAAGTGATAATTGGATTGACTGGGTAAAAACATGCATTGAATATATTGATCCGATTGAAAGCGAAACTTGCTTAGTATCGATGTTTCCACGAGATGTAACCGCAAAGCACACGCATTGCGAAATCCACCCTACGATGATTTTGGGACATATGGCTTCAAGCATTCCCTTCTCAGACCACAATCAGTCTCCTCGTAATACTTACCAGTCTGCGATGGGTAAACAGGCTATGGGCATTTATGCTCGTAATTATGCACAAAGACTTGATAAGAATGGCTATATTCTATGCTCACCAATGAGGCCTCTCGTAGAAACTCGAATGATGAATATTCTGAACACTCACGAAATGCCTTCTGGCGATAACGTTATTGTTGCAATTGGAATTTATTCAGGATATAACCAAGAAGATTCAGTTATAATTAATCGTTCGGCAATTGACCGAGGTTTATTCAGAACACTGTATTACACAATTTACAAAGATGAAGAACACCGTAATGTTTCGTCTGGAAAGGAAGAGAAGTTCTTAAAACCCAAGCGTGAAAGCACACGAGGATTCAAGAACAATGCTTATAACTCGATCAGTGCATCTGGAGCTCCTATAATGAACTCTTACATTCGTGAAAATGATGTTGTTATTGGAAAGGTTTCTAATATAAAAAGTGATTCGGGAGGATACCCTTTCAGAGATTCTTCAACTGTTCATCGTAACAGCGAAGTCTGCCGAGTCGATGGAGTTTGGAATGATAAAAATTCAGATGGGTACCCTTTCATAAAAGTTCGTGTTGTTTCTGAACGTATTCCTGAAATTGGAGATAAAGTTTCATCGAGACATGGACAGAAAGGTACGTGCGGAATTATTTTGAACGAGGAAGATATGCCTTATACTGCAAGTGGATTGAGACCTGATATCATAATGAACCCTCACGCTGTACCTTCTCGAATGACTATTGCTCAGCTTATGGAAACTCTGATGGGAAAAGTTTGTGTAATGAAAGGAACGTTTGGCGACGGAACTCCTTACTCGCATTTGAGCCTTAAGACTGTAAGCGAACAACTTTCAGAACTTGGAATGAATCCTCACGGCAATGAAATCATGTACAATGGCCAGACTGGAGAAATGATGGATGCAGAAATATTCATGGGTCCTGCATTCTACCAACGTCTCAAGCACATGGTTATTGATAAGAAGCATTATCGTTCTCGCGGTCCTATTGTAAGTTTGACGCGTCAACCTTGCGAGGGCCGTAGCAGGGATGGTGGTTTGCGTGTAGGCGAAATGGAGCGAGACTGTATGATTTCTCACGGAGCTTCGATATTTACCAAAGAGAGGTTGATGGATGTTTCAGATCCGTTCAGCACTGGAATATGTAAGGGATGCGGTACTATCGCAGTAGTGAATATTAAAGAAAATGTCTATTCGTGTGGAAACTGTGGAATTGAAACAGAATTTGAATGGAAGACAATTCCTTATGCTGTAAAGCTTTGGTCTCAGGAACTTGAGGCGATGCATATTGTCCCTCGCATGGTATTTGAATAGTAAATTGTAATTGTTAGTGATAATGGACACCTATAAATATTTTATGGAATTTATGGGAACTACAGTTCTTATTTACGCTCTTCTTGTAAGTGATGCAAATCCCATAATTATGGCATTAACTTACTTTGGAATATATACCATTCATCGAACATCAACGGGACATTTTAGCCCTATTGGAGCTACAGCCTATTACATGATTGGTCGCACAAATATGAAAGATCTATTGATGAATATTAGCGTACAACTTTTTGCATTGAATTGTGCTGTTATTTTCTTCAAGCCACTAAAGACTTTAATGCAAGAGTTCTTTTAATTATAATAAGATGAGCCTGTTTCTCTACGTAATTAATCCTGAACTTCGCGCAATGTTTGCTCAACATATTCAGAGCCGTCGCCCAACCGATTCTGGTGTTGATCTCCTATGTCCTCCAATGACTCTTGATTTTTCAAATTCGAGACTTGCGGCCGAAATTCGTACTGGTGTTGTGGCTGCTGCAGTTGATCATCAAGGTAATCCCGTACCTTACCTTTTGCTTGCCCGATCTTCTACCAGTATGACTCCCCTACGTATGTCTAATCAAATTGGTCTTGCAGATGAAGGGTATCGTGGTGAACTATTTGCCCGCGTAGATTGTGTTGATCCTGCAGTGAATTCGTTTGAAATCGCTCCAGGTCGTCGTTTATTTCAAATCGTTCAGCATAATTGGTTACCGTTCAATAATGTTATTCTGGTTAATGAAGCGTGTCAGCTTCCTGAAGCACGCGATGATCGCGGAGGTGGTGGTCTAGGCTCATCTGGAAATTAAGCTTTTCCGTAAATTAACGAAAGACTTATTATATCGTGACCAATGGTTATCCAATATGCGTTGTAGGCAGTCAATCCTGCTCCAAACATTGCTCCTACAAATATTACCAACGACCGTAAGAACGTGTTAATAAGCAGATTGGATGTAGGAAATTTTAGGATATCCATTTAATAATGGACAAAAAGATAATTCAATTTGCATTCGGAGTTATAAATCAAGTAAAGCTGTATCATTGGGCTACCAGAGGGTATTCCGTTCATAAAGCACTTGACGACCTTCATGAAAAATTAAGCGACAATTTTGATAAACTTGTTGAAGTTTATCTGGGTTCGTCAGGACCTGTTGGTAAATGGAGTGTTTCAACAACTTCAGATACAAATGTAGAACGTATTGTTCCTTTTCTAAAAGAAGTTAGACGGTCATTTCAAAAGTTGAAAAGTTCCGTTAAAATGGCCGATATTCAGAATATTATCGATGAAATAACCGCAGATATAGACCAGACTCTATATTTGCTTCGTTTGTCCTAAACACAGCGCGGTCGACTTTGTCTGAAATATTTTTTTCTGGCAGTATATCATAAACACAAATGGGCGGTGGTCTTATGCAACTTGTATCGTATGGTGCGCAGGATATCTATATCTCGGGCAATCCCCAGATCACGTTCTGGAAGATTCTTTACAAGCGCCACACGAACTTTGCAGTAGAGTCGATTGAGGTAACGTTCAACGGCCATGCTGACTTTAACAAACGTGTAACGGCTGTAATTAACCGTAACGCCGATCTCATGTACAAGACGTATATTCAGGTTGTGCTTCCCCAGATTGATCTTACGGCAACCACGGGTACGTTTGGTGCCCAAGTTGGAGGTTCTGGTGGTGGTTTCCGCTGGCTCAGCTACATTGGTCACCGCCTTATCAAGCAGGTCGAGCTTGAGATCGGTGGTCAGCGCATTGATCGCCAGTATGGTGACTGGATGCAGATCTGGACGCAGCTCTCGACGGATGCAGGTAACATCAAGGTGCTCGACTCGATCATTGGCCACACGCATGACCTTGTGCTGATGAAGCGTGGTACGGGTATTAATCTTGATGCCACGTGCTCGTCTTCGGAGACGACGATCTCGTGCG